TTTTGGCAGAGAATAACAAGCCACGGCTACTGTATCACCTTAAACGTAGGGGATATAGAGGATTTTCAATGAATAGGCCAGATAGAACGCGTAACAAACTTTCGGTAACAGAAAAAGAACTAGGCGGAATGCCTAACTCTTCTGAAGACATAAAGCAAGCACATGCTGCAGCAATTGAATCTTATATTGAAAACCATGTAGGTTTAAAAGACGACGACCAGCACGGAACAATGTATTTTAACAGAACATTGAATGATTGGTCTAAATTTAATATCAATAACCGTACAAAGTACGATGCATCTATTAGCAGTGGTTTAGCTATAATGGCTTGTCAAAGACACTTATACACGCCAAGAGCTAGTAGAGAAGTAAAAAAAATAGACTTTGGGTTTTCAAAGTACAATAATACAGGATCAAAAAGTAAAATAATACAATAGAAATGGCAGAAGCTAAAATAACTACTCAATTTCCCAGCCAATCCGTGGATGACGCTACAAAATCAGGCGACAAGTATGGAATGGAAGTGGCGAGAGGTATTCTTAATGAATGGTTTAAAAGGAATTCTGGCTCAGGAAGGTTTGTTCAAAACCAACAAGAATTTCACAAGCTTAGACTGTACGCAAGAGGAGAACAATCTGTTCAAAAGTACAAGGATGAATTTTCAATAAACGGCGACCTATCTTACCTAAACCTAGATTGGAAACCAGTGCCTATTATACCTAAGTTTGTGGATATTGTAGTTAACGGTATGCAAGATCGTTTATTTACAATAAAAGCTTTTGCTCAGGACCCAACATCAGTTCAAGAAAGAACAAAGTTTGTTGAAAATGTTCAGGACGACATAGTATCTAAGAAATTAACAGATGAAATTCAATCAAGGTTAGGTATTGATGTTAGAAATAATCAAGACGAAAACGCACCGCAGTCTACCGAGGAGCTTGAGTTACACATGCAAATTGGATACAAACAAGCAATTGAAATTGCGCAAGAGCAGGCAATTGACAATGTATTCAAAAGAAATGATTATCCCGAAGTAAAGAAAAGGTTTGATTACGATCAAGCTGTGCTAGGTATATCAGCGGCTAAACACGGTTTTAATAATACTGACGGTATTAAGTTGGAATATGTTGACCCTGCTAATTTAATATACTCTAGAACAGAGGATCCAAACTTTGATGACGTTTACTATTTCGGTGAAGTAAAACAAATTAAGTCTAACGAACTTAAGAAAAAGTTCCCACACCTTTCAGACGAGGAGTTTGAAGATTGTATTAAGAAATCATCGAATTACAACAACTATGATTATGCAAGTGAGCATAACCTAGAGGCTGATTCTAATACATTAACTGTTTTATATTTCAACTGGAAAAGCTGGGAACAAGCAGTGCACAAAATAAAAGAAACTTCTACAGGTGCTAGAAAAGCAATAAAGAAAGATGATACTTTCAATCCGCCTAAAGACCAAAGAGCTAGATTTGAAAAAGTATCGCAAGCTAGAGAAGTTATATACGAAGGTGTATTAGTATTAGGAGCAGAAAAACTTCTTAAATGGGAGAAAGCAAAGAATATGGTTCGCCCAGATTCAAATGTAAACAAGGTAATGATGAATTACGTTGTTAGCGCTCCTAGAATGTATAAAGGTAAGATTGAAAGCTTAGTATCAAGAATGGTTACTTATGCCGATTTAATACAACTTACACATTTAAAGTTACAGCAAGTCATACAAAGAATGACACCATCGGGTGTTTATCTTGATGCAGATGGTTTAGCTGAAATTGATTTAGGCAACGGGACTAGTTATAATCCACAAGAAGCGTTAAACTTATATTTCCAAACTGGGTCTATCATTGGTCGATCAATGACAGTTGACGGTGAAATGAATGCTGGTAAAGTGCCTATTCAAGAATTGCCCGGTGGTGGTGGCCAACAATCAACATTATTAATCCAAGCATACAACTATTATTTAAATATGATACGCGATGTGACGGGATTAAATGAAGCAAGAGATGGTTCTGATCCAGATCCAAATGCTTTAGTTGGCGTACAAAAACTAGCTGCTGCAAATTCAAACACAGCAACAAGACACATATTGCATTCTTCTTTATATATAACTTCACAATTAGCAGAAGCGATATCTATAAGAATAAAAGATGTTTTAGAGTATCACCCACAAAAAGAAGCTTTAATATCAAGTATTGGAAGATTTAGTGTAGGTGCATTACAAGAGTTATCTAATCTACATCACCACGACTTTGGCATATTCTTAGAGTTAGATCCTGATGCGGATGAAAAACAACTTGTAGAGCAGAATATACAAATAGCTTTATCTAAAGATCAAATATTCTTAGAAGATGCAATTGATATTAGACAGGTAAAAAATATAAAGTTAGCTAATCAGCTATTAAAATATAGAAGAAACAAAAAGCAAGTAAAAGATCAAGAACGAGCGGAGCGCAATATTGCTGCTCAATCTGAAGCTAATGGTAAAGCTGCGCAAGCTGCTGAAATGGCAAAAGCACAAGCAGAACAAATTAAAACAGAAGCTAAGGTTAATCTTGCTAAAGCACAGGTAGAGTTTGATACACAAAGATTAGAAGTTGAAGCTGCTCAAAAGAAAGAATTGATGCAGTTTGAATTTGATCTTAACATGAAACTTAAAGAGATGGAGCTGGCCGCTCAAAAAGATATTGAGTCTAAAAAAGTGGAAGCAAAAGATATTAATAAGCCACCATCTAATCCAGAACCTAAAAAAGGATTTGAATCAAGTGGTAATGACGTTTTAGGCGGAATTAGCTTAAGTAGATTTGAACCAACCTAGAATATTGACAATTATTATATATTATTAAATTATGGCAAAATGGGAAATTAAAGGTGTTGTTGATGATGAACCAAAAACAACACAAGAAACAGAACAAGCAGTTTTAGACAATGCTGTTGAAAAAGGTGAAATAACACCTGAAGCAGCGGGGCAAGAAACTGAAGATGTACCTGTTGTTAATTTAGATCAAGACCCACCTGCGGTTGAAGCATCTGAAGAAGCAACTGAGGAAGAAGCGGAGGCAACTACAACTGAAGAGCCTGATAACGGACCACTTGAACTTGTAACAGACGAACCTGTTGAAGGAAGTGTGGAAACTCAAGTTGAAGAAGAGGTTGCTCCCGCTGTTGAAACGCCTCAAATACAGTTACCTGAAAATGTAGATAAACTAGTAAAGTTTATGGAAGAAACAGGTGGCAGTATTGAAGACTATATAAACCTAAATAGAAACCTTGATGATATAAATGACGGGCAACTATTAAGAGAATATTACAAACAGTCCAAACCATGGGACTCTCAAGAAATTGAAGAATACTTGGAAGACAATTTTTCATATGACGAAGAATTAGATGATCCAAGAGATGTGCGCACTAAAAAGCGCGCTTTTAAAGAAGAATTATTTAATGCTAAAAGGTTTTTAGAAGGTAGTAAAGAAAAGTACTACGCCGATCTCAAGTTGAAGCGGCAACAAGAAGTACCAACTGAATACCAAGAAGCTTTTGAGCGTTATAATGAATACCAAAACAGAGTAGAAGAAAACCAAAAAGCTGCACAGGTTTTTCTTAAGAAAACTGATGATGTTTTTAATAACAACTTTAAAGGTTTTGATTTCCAAGTTGGAGACAATAAATACCGATTTAAAGTTGGTAATGTTGAGCAAACTAAAAATTCTCAATCTGATATTAATAACTTTATCAATGACTTCTTAAACGAAGATGGTTTAATTGATGATGCCGCTAAGTATCACAAAGCTTTATTCACCGCCCGCAATGCGGACAAGTTAGCTGAACACTTTTATGAGCAAGGCCGTGCCGATGCCATACGACAAAGTGCAAAAGAAGCAAAGAATATTAGCATGGATCCTAGACAAGAAGGCGTAATTCAAACAAAATCAGGACAGAAATTCAAAGCAGTTTCAGGCGACTCTTCCTCCAAATTACGAATCAAGCTAAACAAATAAAAATTTAAAAAATGGCTTTAACAACTGGAATTGAACATTTAACCCCTTCACCTAGCAAAGGGCAATTGTTCCAAGGTAACTATATTACCGACTTTGACTTTACAAAACAATTTTTACCTGACGTATACGAAAAAGAAGCTGAGATCTACGGAAATCGTTCTATCGGATCTTTCTTACGTTTAGTGTCTGCTGAAATGCCTTCTGCATCTGACGAAATTCGTTGGGTAGAGCAAGGCTGCTAATCCTGATGGAACTGCTCACGCTGCTGGTGCTGAGGCTGCTATCCGTGTAGGACAAACAATTATGGTACAAGGTTTAACATCTGCTGGTGCTGCAACTGGGCCTGTTAAAAAAGGTATTGTAACTGATGCCGCTGTAGCTGCTGCTGGTGACACAAGTACTTTTAAGGCTATATGTTATGATGCTGCAAACTTTGCTGCTGTAACTGGAGCTACTGGGTATAACCACGCAACTGTATTAGTATATGGTTCTGAGTTCGCTAAAGGAACTGACGGAATGGAAGGTTCTGTAGACGCTGGATACAGCTCTTACACTAACAAGCCAATTATCTTAAAAGATAACTATGCTGTTAACGGATCTGACACTGCACAAATCGGATGGATTGAAGTAACTTCTGAAAATGGAGCTTCTGGGTACTTATGGTACTTAAAGTCTGAGCACGAAACTCGTCAGCGTTGGATCTTCTGCAGGTTCTGGATTTCCTTCTAACGTAACTGGTACTGAAGGTTTATTTGCTGCATTGGAAGATCGTGGAAATGTATATACTGATCTTGCTACTGATTTAGCAAGTAACATGAACGGATTTGATAACATCTTAAAGCAATTAGATAAAAACGGGGCTATCGAAGAAAACATGATCTATAGCAACCGTGCATTATCTTTAGCTATTGATGATGCTTTAGCTGCTAAAAATTCTTACGGAACTGGTGGTACTTCTTACGGAG